TCACTGCCTTGGATCGATTCACCAACGTCACTGAAACAACAGGCGCTGTAATGAGCAGTGTTGACGACTACCTAGAAGTCCCAGCCCACTCTTCCAGCTATTCTTTCGCCGCCAACGTAACCAGTTCCGCTAATTTTACCCTTGCCTTGGAAGCAAACTTCAACGGCAACGGTAACTGGTTTACAGTCGATACCAGCAAAACAATAAATTCCGCTGGTCAGTATGTGTATTTCTACGACGGCAAACCCGCAGCAAGAATCCGCATGAGGATAGCCGCCATTTCCTCTGGAACGGTCAGCCTAACCCCCCACATTGTTGTTGCATACCACGGCTAATGGGCACTCGTATTATCCCTGGTTTTTGCACGCACCTAGAAGTTGACGCCGAGTCACGCACAACCGGCGCAAGCTTTGCGTTCATGACACCCCAAGATCCCATTGACTTTGGTGCGCTAATGACGCGCCTTGCCTCTGGCATAGAGGTAATGGTCGAAGTTGAGGACGAAGACGATGATTGAATACCGGGGCGAAAAATTTTCAGGCTACAACAAGCCAAAGCGCACCCCAAACCACCCAAACAAAAGCCACGCCGTTTTGGCAAAGGACGGTGACCAGGTAAAGCTGATCCGTTTCGGCCAACAGGGCGTCCAAGGTAGCCCGGATGGAACGGCCCGCAACAAAGCATGGAAAGCGCGGCACGCAGCTAACATCAAAAAAGGCAAAATGTCCGCCGCTTACTGGGCAAACCGCGTCAAATGGTGACCTGAATGACTTACTCGGTTCCCGGTCAAATCCGCACCCATCTAGTCAGCTCCAGCACTGTTGCTGGTGCGGACAGCCCTTTTACGCGCACCCAAGCGGTGCTGGACATGATGAAGGGCTGGGAGATCATGAAAGCGGTAACGCTTGGGACTGAATACCTACGGGAAAACAGCGAAGCCTTTTTACCGATTGAACCCCGCGAGGACTACACCGCCTATCTTGCCCGAGTCAACCGCGCCGTATTCTCCCCCTTTACCCAGCGGCTGGTACGAGCCGCCGCCGGTCTCATATTGCGCAAGCCAATTAGCTTGGTTGGCGATCCTTACTGGACGGACGTATTCGCTAAGGACGTGGATGGCTGTGGATCAGACCTCGACGAGTACGCCCGCCGCCTGCTTATCTGCTCTCTAACTTATGGCCAAGCGCACACGCTAGTTGATTTTCCTGCGCCCACAGAAGCCCGCAGTCTTGCCGAAGAGCGCGACCTAAACCGCCGCCCGTACTGGATTGAGGTTGACCCCGCCAACGTATATGGCTGGCGCCTGGACCGTGAAGTGAACTACGGCAAACTTATCCAGATCCGAATCAAAGAAAAGGCAGTCGTTCCCGACGGCGACTTTGGCGAAAAAGTTTACGATCAGATCCGTGTAATCGAACCGGGACGCTACCGCGTTTTCCGTCAAGTGGAATCGTCTAAGGCGATGTCAGGCGGCTTCCCTTATCCAAACGCTTTCGACGCCACCGACGCCACATCCGACTACGAATTAGTCGAATCCGGCGACTACAGCTTGGGCGAAATTCCCCTTGTGACCACATATTCGGGTAAAACGGACACACTGACCAGCAAGCCCCCGCTTCTGGACATTGCGTACCTAAACCTGGCCCATTTCCAGCGCCAAGCCGACCTAATCCACAGCTTGCACATTGCCTCCCAGCCAATCTTGGTCATGGAAGGCTGGGACGACCAGACCAAGGACATGGCGGTCAGTGTTAATTACGCAATGGCCACCGCACCAGGTAACAAGATTTATTACGTCGAGCCAGCCGCCAGTGCATTCGAGGCGCAGTCCGCCGAAATCAAAGAGCTACAGATGCAGATGGCGACTTTAGGTATCAGCACCTTGAGCCAACAAAAGTTTGTAGCAGAGTCAGCCGACGCTCGCCGCTTGGACCGTGTTGACACAAACTCGATGCTTTCAATGGTGTCAATGGACGTTGAGCAGGCGTTGCAAAAGTCTTTCAACTTGGCCGCCAACTATGTAGGTATCGAGCCCCCCGAAGTTAAGCTGAGCCGCGACTTCGACATCGACCGTCTAATCGGCCAAGACATCACAGCGCTTACTGCGCTATTCGACCAAGGTGTACTGGGCCGTGATGAGTTCCGCCAGATTTTGGTACAGGGCGAAGTATTGTCAACGGCAACTGAATTGCCAATACCTCGCACTGAGGAACCCAGAAGTAATTCAGTAGAATAGAGCAGTCACTACAAAAAGCCAATGGGCCAATCCTTAGAGAAGGTGCTCCAACCTGACGGTTCTCATAAATGGGAACTGGTCGAGTTGCGCGAGCCCCAACCGGAGCCTGCAGTGTGTAAGCCCACCCGTAAACGGAAGCCAGCAGCCGACTCTGCTAGCAAAACCCCGACCCCCGACTTCGACTTTTGACCATGGAAGAGCAAGTAATCCAGGAAGCGCCCGTGGCGCAGCCTGAGCAGCCCGTGGCTGCAGAGACCAGTGCTCCAGATCCCATTGCCGCTGTCAAAGCGGAATATGAGGCGCAGCTTTCTGCACTGAAGACCCAAGCCACCGAAGCCGAGGAACGATTCCAAGGCATCAAGACCAAGCTTGATGAGGTCTACAAAAAGCAGGACGACCAGCGCAAAAAGACGCTGGAGGACCAAGGCCAGTGGAAAGACCTTTGGGAGGAAGCCAACAAGACCGTACAGGACAAGGACGGCCAAATCAGCGACCTCCAACGTCAGCTGGAAGACCTGAAAGTGTCCAACGAGCTTGCCTCTACCCGTACGAGTGCTTTGGCAGCCATCAGCCAAGCTGGTGCGATCAACGCGGAGCAAATGCTGTTGCTTCTGCAGAACAACCTGCACCGCAGTGACGACGGCAGCGTATCAATTTTGGATAAAGGTGTTAAGCAGGACATTAACACCTATTTGAGTAATCTTAAGAACCCAGGATCAGGTTTTGAGCATCATTTTAAGCCCAGCAGTGCTGCGGGTATGGGTGCTAAGCCCACACCAAACTCTGCTGTTTCCCCTGGGATGTCTAATCCTTGGAAGGAAGGTAGTATTAACATAACGAGGCAAATGCAGATCGACGCTCAGGATCCCGACCTTGCAGCAGTGCTGAAGCGGGAAGCGTCACTGTAAGCCCCTGTGGGGCGGCCTCTACAAGTCTGTGGCTTGGATCCCGTCAACCCTGACTTTGGTTATCAACCATGGCCGCCCCATTTCAGAATTATTCCGGCGGTGTCCTGCTCGCGGACATCGTAAAAAGGAATAACCTCAGCACCTACGTGTCTGAGGCGATCAAAGAGCGCTCTTTGTTTGTGAAGAGCGGCGCTGTTGTTCGCAACTCCCTGCTGGATGCCCGCGAAGGCGGCACCCGCATTCAGGTTCCTGAGTTCAACCCTGTGGCTCCTACTGAGGAGATCATGGACGGTACTGCAACTTGGGGCACCAGCACTGCTGGCTACCTGACCCCTCAGAAGATCGGCACTGCAACCCAGATTGCGACCATCTGCCATCGCGGTTTCGCGTATGCCGTAGATGACGTGGCACTGCTGGCTGCTGGTGAAGATCCCATGCTTCACATCCGCAACCAACTGGCCGACGCCATCAACAAGCTGAACAGCGCCCGTCTGTTCTCCCAGCTGGCCGGTCTGTTTGGCACCGCACTGTCTTCCCACTCTCTGGACAAGGCAATTGCTGCAACCTCTGGTCAAGGCGAAGCCAACTACCTGACTGCCGCCACTGTTGCTGAAGCCCGCTCTGTGCTGGGTGAGCGCGGTGACGAGCTGGACATTCTGGTTGTCCACCCTTCTGTTGGCTTCTACCTGTATCAGGTGGGTCTGCTGACCTTCTCCACTTCGGCACTGGCCGCTTCTGGCGCTGTGACCTGGGGTGGCGGTGGCGTCGGCGTAAATGCCCGCGCTATCGGCGAATTTGCCGGTTGTCAGGTCATTATGGACCCTCAGGTCAACACTGTCCGCCCTGGCACTGCAACCCACGTCAGTGAGTTCCGCTGCTACCTGATGAAGGGTGGTTCAGTGATGGAAGGTGTGCAGCAGGATCTGCGTATCGAGGCCGACCGTAACGTGCTGTCTAAGCAGGACGTTCTGTCCGTTGACTACCACACCGCCTACCACGTGATGGGCACCAAGTGGACCAACGCTGGTGACAACCCCACCAACGGCACGCTGGCTACCGCTGGCAACTGGAGCGCTACCTACGACATCGACCTGATCCCTATGGTCGAGCTGATCGTGAACACTCCACTGGACACCTCTGCTATCCCTGCCTGATACCATCAGTTTGGACTGCGAGACACCGGCCCCACTTCGGTGGGGCTTTTTTATTGGCGTTAAACTGAAACAAAGCATCGCACATTGTCGTGGCAGCTGTAATTGACGCCACCTTGAAGGGAGCCTCCTCCAACAGCTATGTAACGCTGGCCGAGGCTAACGCGTACTTTGAAACCGTCCCAAACAGCAGCACCTGGGACGACAAAACGGACGACCAAAAGAACCGCTCAATCATCAGCG